AATGAACTATAAACTATTAAAAGTTAAGGGGTATTGGAATAATGATTTATTAAAATCAAAAGGATATCGAAAAGATTATTCTGATATTGAACAAGATGTTAATATTGCTATTGCCTATTGGGAACATATAGACACTGAGGATATTGAACAAGATGATGAGATTTTTTATTACTTCGATTTAGAATACGAACAAAAGACGAACATTGAAGTGGGTGATATTATTGCTGACGGATTTGTTATAACAAAAATATATTGAAAGGAAAATATAAATGTATAAAAACTTATTGACAAAGTTAAAAGAATCTGATATACCTAATTCAAATTATCCTCATGATTATTTAGATGATGAGGGTATGGATTACTTAGCACAAGTATATGAAGAAAATAAAAGTGTTAGCTTTGAAACATGGGGGGAACTGAAAGATAATTGTTATATCTCTATGTTACAAGGTGGCTATCCATTTAGGCTTAAAGATGAAGTATTTGACATAGTGGATGATTGGATTAGTGAGGATTACAAGGATGACTATTAGAGAATTAATCAAAGAACTACTCAAGGATGAATTAAAACTTGATGATGAGATTAGATTCTATTACATGAAACAAGATGAATTAATTGGATGTGAAGTGGAATCTATTGCCTATCGTGAACAAGTAGAATTTACAATACAAGATGAGGATTATTCATGACATTTAATCAAGATACATTTAAGGATGAAATGTTTATACTATTAAAAAAGAAGTATAAATACAAAGAAAAAAATTTGAAATGGTGGGAACAATTACGAGTTCACTATATTTTAAATGGACTATATACTATAGTTGAAAAAACAAGAAAGGAAAAATAAAAATGAAACTAAGAACTATATTTGAAATACAAGCTATCATTGACGGAAGAAAAATTCCATGCGATATTGAGGAATTTTTAGAAACAGAAAGGTGGTGTAAATCCAAAGAACAAAAGATGCCGTATGGTGAAATGGATATTACCCACTATATCCGTTCAGTTGCAAAAGATAATACCGTAGCTAATCGGTATCAAAAAGATAGGATAGAGGAAATGCAATACACATTAAATCAAATGTGCGAGGATTTGGAAACATTAAAAAAAGACAATGGATAAATATATATTTTGGATAGGTGTTGGCGTAGTTGTTAGCACCTATGTTTCAGCAATAATAATTTATACAAGGTTTTATCAATAGGAAAGGATAGAGAATGGGGAATCAATATACAAGAGAAAAGGATATGTTCTTAATATATACAGGAACAAAAAAAATAGGTTGCATAATAAAAAGACGTAAGAAATATAGAGTTCTTGTAGGTAAGGGGAAAGGTGCAATTAACTTTACTGCAAATACAAGACAAGAAGCAGAAGAATTTTTAGAATTTGAAAGGTTGAAGCGTGATGAAAAACATAGATTAGAAACTGTAGAATGTATCAAAGAAAGTAGTATATCAAAAAATTTAAAAAATAAATATATAGCATGTACCAATAGAGTATACAAAAATAGAGTAAGAGAAAAGATAGATAGAGATTTTCTTATAAAGATTAGCGAATGTTATGGGGATGCTAGAAAAAATAGTAGTCAAGAAGGGAGAGAAAAAAGAAATTTTAATATTACATTTGATTATGTATTAGAATTATTATTTAATACAGGTGGAGTATGCCCACTATTTAAAAAACCATTTGAACTTAACGAAAGCAAAATGCCTAAATACTTGCGTAATTATAAAGCACCGAGTATTGATAGGTGGGATAATTCAAAAGGCTATGTCTATGATAATATAAATATTATATCATGGAACGCAAATAGGATGAAGGGTAATCTATCTTTGAAAGGCCTAGAATTATTTTGTCAAAACACATTAGACTATTTAAGAAAGTGAGGTAAAAAAGTGAGTAAAATCAATGACTTATTGAAAAACTTAGGTGAGCCTATCGACACCTATCGAGAATGGGAAGTACCAAAAAATTATCCGTTTCCTGTTTATCGAAAACAAAAAGGAAGTTTGATAGAGGTATATCGACTAGAAAAAATAACTGATACTTTTGATAATAAAAATATCGAAAACGAAAAACTAGTAGATGATTATCAATATGAATCAGGAAGTAAATTTTTTCTTGGAAGTTTAGAATTAGATAAAATGACTACAGGAAGGGGTAAAAGAAAAATGTTTGATTCCAAAATGAAAGGTATCTATTCTAAAAAAAGAGGAAAGGTAAGTACAATTAATTAATGAACAATAAAAAAATCTTACAGGGTAAGAAAAATTTTTACTTGACAAGTTGTTTAAAGTATGAAACAATGAGTTTAGTTAAATATGGAAAGGAAACTAAAAATGCCAAAAGCAAAAACTAAAACAGAAACTTCACAAGAGGAATCTGTCATTGACGCTACACTAGTTGAGAAACTAGACGCATGGCGTAGTGAGGAAATACAAAGAGAAAATTCTCATACCATTGTAGACCTCATCCAATACTTATCGGATAATGTTTATCCTGAGTACAAAAACAAAGACGCTAATGCAGAAATTAAAAACGTAAGAAAATATATCTTAGCATCTTATCCTTTTGATGAATCACTAGGTATTAGTCGTAATGCCTATGATGTGATGAACAGTAGAATATCAAGAGGGGGTCAATTAGTCTATCGTAAAAAGATTACGATTCAAGATAATAGACTGAGAGATAAAAAAGGTAATGCGATTACCATTTCTAAAATGGAAGACATCCACAATAACTTTATTAACAAAACTTCTAAGCCAAAACTAGAAGCAGTTAAGGAAGAAATACAAGTGGAAGAGCCTGTGGAAAATACTCCACCTACAGTAGAACAATCATCAAGAAGAGTAGATAACGAATTATCTCATAGTGATATTGTCAATGAGTTATCTAATACTGATTTGTTTGTAGATGTAAGTACCACCTTTTTTACAAAGATGATGTCCTTAACTTCTAGTGACTTAGATAATCTGTTTACTGATAGAAACTTTGTTGAGTATGTACACGAAAACTACAAACCATTGAAACATCTACTAGAACAGATTATTCAAATAGGTACTAAGAAAAAATCTAAAGTTGCGTAGTCAATCTAACTTCAAGGACAGGGGTTATATTCCCCTGTTCTTTATATAGAAAGGAAAACAAATGAGTTATTTATACAATGAAATACTACTAGAAAAATGGTATGAGGAAGCGTTAGCAGAAACTTTAAAAGAATATAAAGATGTAGCTAAGGCAGAAGAAGAAGCAGAAAAAATAGCAAGGGATAGATTAGAAAGGGAAAGTGAATAATGACAAACGAAAGAGCATTTATGGTAGCAGATAGATTGTATTGGATATTTATTGGTAGCTTACATCCTAATTATTTAAATGATTATATTGAAGCTGACCCTGACAATCCTGAGGGTACAAGAAATACCGAAAGGGGTAGAGAATTATTTGATGAACTAGAAGAATTTGTAAGGGGGATAAAATGAAAAAAGTTGTAGGTTGGAAAGGCACATTAGAGTTGAGTTGGGATGACGGAACAATAGAAAAGATTAGTGACTATGATTTTTCAGATGACTTAATTGGCCAGATTGATTATGAGATTAGCGACTATGAAGAATCCAAAGCAATGATAGAAAGGGAAGACAATGATGATTGATAGACTAAAGAAGGCAAGATATACTTTAAGAGATACAGAAAAATATCTTAGTGGAATACTAGCGTATGAATGGATGCAACACCACCCACACTTTCATGGCAATACAAAACAAGTGATGCAAGAGATACGAGATAATCTCATTAAGACTAGTGAAGAATTAAAAGTGATTATTGATTCGATAAACATCGATATCAACAAGGAACAGTAACTAATGTCTAGTGATGATGCATATTATACTTATAAAGATATAGATTTTCTTTATGATAAAATGAAGTGGATTCATCTAAAGATTGAAGAATTGTATGAGGGAAATACTCTAGATGAATCTGACTTAGAGATACTATTAGAGTTTTCTCAATTCATGCTAGACGATATTGAGGATAGTTATGTTAGAATGAAATTACAGAGGAAAAAATGGCCGTCTACTATATAAAAGATTACATAGATTTTACGGCTAAGGAATTAGAGAAGGCTAAAAGAGAATGGAGAAATGGGGAAGGTTGGGATGATGAGGAATATCAAAGAGTTGAATTCCTAGAAAAGACTTTGAAATATTTAAATGATATGTTAGAACATGGGCAAATATTTTATACTGACTTTTAAACCCACGATAAAACATACACGAGGGGTATTAAGTACCCCCTGTATGCTCTTTAAAATGGAAAAAAACTATCCATTATGCGACATGTTTGAGTCTTTCAGCTTTATATTTCTCGAAAGCCCACTCCCTGTCATATGGTCTAAATTCGACTTCAACAAATTTCCTGATGCCTGTTTCATTAACACGATTGCCACCAAACAGATTAAGAAAAAAATTGATAGATTTTTCAGTAATACCATAAACATGCATTTAATTCACCCCCTATTTTATTTTTATTCTACCTATCATTGTAGCGTAAAATCCTTATTTTTCAAGTGTTTTTATGGCATATCAGCCATGCAAGTTTTGTACATTTTTTTCTTGACATTTACAAATAACTATGAGAGAATGTACAAATGGTAGGGAACAGTATCTTTATTAACAATAATTTAAAGAAAGGAATCCAAGTTTGTGTGTATATAGCGAATCCGAAATACTGTTCCCTATCACCTTATAACAATGCAAAGATATAAAGTTTATACTCACCTTGTCAATGTTAGACATTATTCAGTGTTAGCAGATACACCTAATAATGCAAAGCAGTTAGTCAAGAGCATTGTCAAAAAACAATCAAGACAGAATCCTGTTATAACATTTGACAGAGAGTATGTGAGAATAAAAAAAATAGAAAGGATGAATAATGAATAAAGTAAGAATAGAATGTCCTGAATGTGAAGGACAAGGTAGAATACCTGTATGCCCTGAGCCAAGGTATGATGAATGGGAGCAGTGTCCTGTATGTGAAGGATATGGAGCATGGCATGAAGAAGAAGCAGATATCGAAGCGATGCGAGGTAGTTGTATCGTAGATGAAGAAATAGATACAATGTTTAATGACTATGAAGTAGAAAAAATAACAGAAAGGAAGAACAATGGATATTACGAATAATAATTATGTAGTGTATGTCAAAGAAACTAGAACAAGGAAGTATTTTGTTAATGCAGAATCAGAGAAAGATGCTGAAGAAAGATATATACTAGAAGGATTAACTTCATCTATCTATGACAAAGAAACTGATAAAGAAATACTTTATGTAGGATTAGCTAATAAAGATAATGAATAATATATTTTCCACATATAGTAAGGTAGATAGTATTATATCCCCCCGTGAGGTATACAGATGTTACCATACTTTTTTAAATTTGTCAAGCATAAAATTTATCTTGACATCTGTGGAAAAAAGTGTATAGTAGAATAGCAAATGGAATACAAATACCAATTAGATAAAATAAAAGAACTAGACATATCCTCAGGTCAATCCTATCGTGGTGACTGTATTTTCTGTTTGAATCGAAATACATTATCAGTTAGAAATGAGAATGGTAAACTTACTTGGAACTGTTTTCATGCTAACTGTGATGCTAAAGGCTCACTGAATGTGGGTAGCACCGTAGACGACTTACAAAATTTCTTACACAGTAAGACGAACAATCCTGACACAGGTGGTAACTTCCTTATTCCTAAGGAATTTGTAACCGTCTACGGTAATAATAAAGCGAGAGCATACATCGAGAAGTATCAGCTAGAGAATACCGAAGCAAGAATGATGTATGATGTCAAGCAAGATAGAATAGTTTTTCTCGTAGAAGACAATGGTGAAGTTGTTGGTGCGATTGGTCGTGCCTTATCTGAAAGCAGTCTTCCCAAGTGGTACAAGTATGGTACTTCATCAGTGCCTTTCATGGTGGGTACAAACAAGTATCTTGGCATTATTGTGGAAGACTGCGTTTCAGCGTGTAAAGTAGCTATGGCTAATCTAACAGGGATTGCTATTATGGGTACGAGATTACCTGAAGAATTTATTATTCCTATTGTTGACAAAGTGGATAAATGTTTTGTTTGTTTAGACAAGGATGCAACAGAAAAAAGTTTTAAGATAAGGGATACTCTATCTTATCATATTCCCACTTATGTGGAAATGATTGATAAGGATTTGAAGTATTACAGTATTGATGAATTAAAGAAATGGGGTGAAGAATTATGCACGAAGATTGGTTTGTAATGGCATTGGTAGCAATTGTTTTATTGATTATCTTTTATGTATTTCTCAATCTACCTGTATATGATTGGCATGTACAATGATTGATAACAAAACAAAAAAACCTAAAATAAAAAAGTTTGCTAAAGGTCGCTTTATGGCTTCTGAAAAGAACCAAGAGTTTTGGAAGACATGGGATACTCCCGTTAATACTTCTGAAAAAAAGTTAGACCCTTACAAAAGAGAATACTATCATCGAAATAGTTTGGTTGATAAAATTAAACTAACAGAAAAAGAAGTAGAAGACTATAAGATGAAAATTATAGCTGATGCTAAAACATTAAAGATGTACGAAGAGTACTACAAAACACATTCATATACATAGAAAGGAAATAACATGGGATTATATGATGAAAATAAAAAATATTTAGTAGACATCATGGGGGTGGCTACCATAGTAAAGATTGGTGAGGAAAGGTATGATGATATTTACGGTGAACCTACAGTCATGTATAGCCTGGGATTTTATAACAAGGCGTTGGAAGACTTAGGGGATAATGATGACCATACCTTTGAGCCTATGAAGGTAGACAAAATTACAGGTTGTAAGATTGCTACATGGAAAAGATTAAAACCCTATCAATTACCTTTTAGTGAAACAGGATATCGTTCTGACTTTAGTGACATTGTCAAGGAAGGTACATACAATAGTTATGAAGAAGTAATTATGGATAGTGCTATAAATAATTTAAAACATTGTGGTATCACTAGAAATAAATACTTTGATGCAGAAACCATGACTGATGTTCCTGCCGTTAGAATTATTGGGGAGTTAGAGTAGTGGAAAAATTTAATTACATGGTAGGTATAACTTTTATTTTATTTTTATTTATGATTACTTCTTGTTCTTATGTAGTAGACAGAAATAAAAAAGAGGAAATAGAAATCAAACCACTAAAATCAATTCAAAAAGTAAACTGCAATACCGATAAACTGACTAAGCTAGAGATTGCTAATTGTGAAATGGAAGCTAGACTGTTGGAGTTAAAGTATTAAATCTTACACAGTAAGATAGAAAGGTAAACATGGAAGACGGAAACCTAAGATTATATGTTCTTAAAATTTTATTAATAAAGAAGAACTTTCTTAGAGTTAAAAATATTATACACAGAGATTTTTTCTCTAATGGGGTAAGGGATATTTACAATGCCATATGTCAAATCTATGAGGACAATCCTGAACTAGAAGAAATAACTTACGATGATTTACGTATCAGTTATTTTGAAACATACTTCTCTAATCAAAGTGTTAATGCTCAATTAAATATTAAAAACATTATCAGTCGATTAGAACAATCAAAACCAATGACAGATAGTGTCATTGAAAATGCCATTAAGAGTATGTACAAAATGGCTAAGGCAGATGAGATGTCAAGGTTATGTATTGAGTTAGGAAATAATCCTAGCAAACATTCATTTCAAGAAATCAAAAGATTCTTAAATGAGATTGATGAGGAAAACTTTGAAGACAAAGAGAGTACTCTACTTAGTAATAACTTTGATGAGATACTATCTGTTAACAAACACAATGGTGAGTTCAAGTTTAACATTAATGAACTTCAAAATTCTACCGAGGGTATTGGCCGTGGAAATTTTATGGTTGTATTTGCTAGACCTGAGACAGGAAAGACTGCCTTTTGGGTTAGTCTTGTAGCCAAACAGAATGGATTTGCATGGCAAAAATATAAATGTCATGCCTTCATTAATGAAGAACCTGCTAAGCGTGTTCAGATGAGAATGGTTACTGCATGTAGTGATGTGACAAGAAAAGAAGTATACAACGGAAGTAAAGAGTTGGCTCAAAAACAATGGTCCAATATAAAAGATAATGTTTTTATTCATGACAAAGTAGACATGACTATGGAAGACTTAGATACTTACTGTAAAGATAATGAGGTGGATGTTTTAATCATTGACCAATTAGACAAAGTTAATGTTGTAGGTAAGTATAATTCTTCTCATGAAAAGTTAAGAGAGATATATCGACAGGCTAGAGAAATAGCCAAGCGACACAGTTGTGTAGTGATTGGTATGTCACAGGCTTCAGCAGAAGGTCATGGCAAAGCTAACCTTAGCTTCAATGTTATGGAAAATTCTAAGACAGGTAAGGCCGCTGAAGCTGATTTAATTATTGGTATTGGTAAGAATGATATGGAAGAGTTAGATGTTAATGAAGGTTATCGTAGGACCATATCCATATCAAAGAATAAGTTATCAGGAACACATCCTGTCTTTAATCTCCATATCATACCTTCACTATCACAATATACATCTATCGTAGAATAAGAAAGGAATAATTTTGATTACAGTATTAGATATAGAAACAACATTTACAAAAGAGGGTGACCCTACACCCTTCAATCCTGAGAATAAATTGGTTAGCATTGGAATTAATGACCAATATTTTTTCTTCTATCATAAGGATATGAAAGATATGAAAAAAATACAGGAAAATAAAAAGGCAGTTCAAGACATATTAGACAAGTCGGTTTTAGTGGTAGGTCATAACCTAAAGTTTGATATGTCTTGGATGTACGAATTTGGTTTTACCTATGAAGGTAAGCTATATGATACTATGTTAGCTGAGTACATTATCAACAGAGGTATCAAAGGTAAGTCAGTATCGTTAAAAGAATCTTGTAAGAGAAGACAATTAAATATGAAGTCGGATATCTTATCTAGCTATATGGATGAAGGTTATGGTATTGACGAGATTCCCTTAGAAAAATTAGAAGAGTATGGTAAGCAAGACGTAGCTATTACTCGACAGTTATATCTTACACAAGTAAGATTGTTCAACCAACCGGGGAATAAAGTTCTTAAACCTACAAGAGATTTGATGAATGATTTTCTACGTGTCTTAATTGATATGGAATGTAATGGTAACTACATTGACTTACAAGAATTAGATGAAGTGGAAAAAGAATTAAATCAAGAATACTATCATCTTAAAAATAAAATAGGTAAAATCATTGAGCAAGTTATGGGTGATACTAAAATTAACTTATCCTCTACTGAGGATTTATCAAAGGTTATTTATTCTAGAAAAGTCCATGATAAAAATATTTGGTCTAGTATCTTTAATGTAGGTATTGATAAAAGAACAGGCAAACCTAAGAAAAGACCTAACATGACTGAGAAAGAAGTTGAACAGTTGACAATGAAACATACTGACCAAGTCTATAAAACAATCGCTTCTCAATGTGATATGTGTAGTGGATTAGGGTATATCAGAAGAATCAAACAAGACGGTAAACCTTTTAAGTCTACAAACAAATGTCCTAAATGTAAAAGTGAGGGTATGTTATTTGTAGAAACAGAAGCCAAGGCAGGATTTAATTGGAAGACAAAACAAGTGTATGATGTTGCTCAAGGTGGATTCAAGACCGATAAGGAAACACTAAATAGAATTAGTAAATTGGCTGAAGGTTCACTGAAAGAATTTGTCGATAGTATTATTCGCTACAGTGCGATTGAAACTTATCTTAATACTTTTATCACAGGAATCAAAGATAACGTAAGAGAGAATAAAATTCTTCATCCTTCTTTTAATCAACATACAACAGTGACAGGAAGACTATCTTCTTCTAAACCTAACTTCCAAAACATGCCAAGAGGTGATAAGTTTCCTGTGAAGAGAGTGATTAAATCACGTTTTGAAAATGGGGAAATCATTGAAGTTGATTTTGCTCAGCTAGAGTTTCGTACTGCTGTGTTCTTAGCACAGGATACTCAAGGTATGAAAGACATCCAAGAGGGTGTTGATGTTCACCAATATACTGCAGACATTATTGGTTGTTCACGACAAGATGCAAAGGCTCATACATTTAAACCTTTATATGGTGGAATGATGGGTAAGAAAAAAGAAAGGGAATACTATGATAAATTTTTAAAGAAGTATAAAGGTATAGCAAAGTGGCATTTAGAATTACAGGAAAGAGCCTATAAGACGAACATTGTTCGATTACCTAGTGGTAGAGAATATTATTTTCCTAATGTTTATAAAAGATTAAATAAATATACAGGTGATTATATCTATTCTAATTCTACCAATATAAAAAACTATCCTGTACAAGGTTTCGCTACTGCGGATATAGTTCCTTTAGCATGTCTTAATGTTTGGGAACTATTAAAAGAAAGGGAATTGAAAAGTATTATTATTAATACTGTTCATGATTCAGTGGTCCTTGATGTTCACCCTGATGAAGTTGATGATGTTATTAGCATTATTAAAACAGGGTTTACGAATGTTAAGGATTCTTTATTAACAAGGTATAGTTGTGAGTTAAATGTGCCATTAGATTTTGAAATAAAAAAAGGTTCAAATTGGCTTGACTTATCCACAATTATATGATATAGTGGAAGTACATAATGAGGTATAAAATACATGAGTAATGACTTAATAAACGATATGGATAATTTATCAAACGATAAGTTGATGTCTATGCTTGGTCAAGATATTGATTCAGGTGGCTCAATTTTAGGTAGATTATCAATTAACTATGATGCTGAGGATGCCGATGGCAATCTAATAAAACGTGGATTGTACAAAGTAGAAACACAAGAGCATGGTGTTATCTATGCTGAAAAGGTATCATTCAGACCTTTCCTTAACACTTTTCAGTATAAGAAATATGATGAAGAGAATGAGGAAAATAACTACAAATCCGTAATGTTCACAAGTTGGTCAGACGCTAAGCCTGATACCAATGGTACAGATGCATGTGGCAGTGTACCAAAAGCATTACGTGAAGACTTAGACCCTGTAGCAAAAACAGAACAAGACAAGATTACATGCTATCGAAATGTCTTTGGTGTTGTATCTATTAAAGGTAAGACATCAAAAGGTGATGAGGTTACATTGAGTAATGAGCCTGTTGTCTATAGGGTTAGGGGAGTAAACTTTCTTCCTATTGGTGACCAATTAAAGAGTCTATCCAAAAGGAATAAGATTATGTATAATACTGTACTAGAATTTTTTGGTACAGAAAAACATACTAAAGGAAGTGTTACTTATTTTGTAGCAAAGATTAAAGATTCCAATAAGGATGTTAAATTCTCTGAAGAAGACAAGGCAATTCTAAAAGACTTCCTTGACTATGTGAAGAATGAGAATGATTATGTGAGAAAGGAACACGATAATGCTATAAAGGAAAAACATAAATCAGTTGTCTCACCAGACGACTTAGATGATGACGCTATCTTAGAGGAAATGTCAGCTTAATGACTTTCTTAGAAGAAGTTAAATCATTTTTGGCACAGGCTCAAAACGAGCCTGTCGCCATACCTAAAAAGATATTAGAAGAATTTAAAGAAGATTGTGGAAAGGCAATCGAAAAACAATTTACGGATAAAAGAGAGAAAGAGTTCAGAATTAGAATGTCCAATATTGGTAAACCCTTATGCCAATTAAAAATGGAAAAGAAATATTTTAATGATGAATCGTTAAAGAATTTTGAAAATTACAATTATAAGTTACGTAATTTATTTGGTGACATACTAGAAGCAGTAGTCGTGATGTTACTAAAAGCAGTTAAGGCAAACATAGATAGCACACAGGGTGAAGTCAAACTTGATGCAGAATACTTTGACATCAAGGGAACTTATGATATCATTATTGACGATAAGGTATATGATATTAAGAGTGCTTCCCCTTTTGCCTTTGAGAAAAAGTTTGGGGAACAAGGTGGTGGATTTGAGAAGTTTGTAGAAGACGATGTCTTCGGATACTTATCCCAAGGGTATCTGTATTCGGAAGCCACCACCAAGCCTTTCGGTGGGTGGATTGTTGTGAATAAATCAACAGGGGAGTTGCTAGTCAGTAGCCCCCCTGAGGATGATGAGAAGTTTAGACAACAAGCCTTATCTACTGTAAAGAAAAATATCAAAGCATTAATGGATGATGAACCGTTTGAAAGATGTTTTGATTTAGTTGAAGAAAGTTTCTATCAAAAGAAAACAGGTAATAAAGTTTTAGGTACTGTATGTTCTTTCTGTCAGTATAAGCATAAATGTTGGGGCGATAATGTTCAATACTTGCCCCAACAACAATCTAAAGCTAAGAGTCCTAAGTATTTTTGGTATGCAGAAATAAACCAACCAAAGGAGACAGTCGATGAAACGAGTACCCGTTGATAATGATAGTGTTGTTATTGTCATTAAACCTTATGGCGATAATAAATTTGCCTGTGGGTTACATTCTAACTATGAACAAGACACAGAACAAAAAGCTATGTGCTATACTGTAGCTATGGGCCTTTGTCAGATAGCCCTTGATGACCCTGATATGGTCTATGAGATTGGTTTAAGTGTAGCTGAGATAGAGGAAAAGAAAAAAGAAGTAAAGACCAATGGCCATGATAATGTTCTTGACATTAAAGATTGGAGAAAGAAGTTAAACTAATGAAACATAATTCTGATTTTAGATATGACCTAGAGGTAGGGAAGAGTGGTGAAAAGATAATTGGTGAAATACTTAAAGGCGATAACGTTGAAGTAAAATCCGAAATAGATAAATGGATTAAGAGTGGGAATCACTACTGTGAATACAGAAGCAGAGGTAAGGATAGCGGGATACTAAAAACAGAAGCTAAGTATTGGGTTATTAATCTATATAAAGGAAAGAAGTTTTGCTTTGCTATTTCTTTAGAAACAAAGAGATTAAAAAAAATTATTGCCAAAAATAAATATCGTTCTGTTCCTGGTGGAGATAGCAACACTTCATGGGGTTGGTTAATTCCTTTAAAAGATTTATTGGATGTACAAAATTATGGATAAGATTAACCCTGATTATTACAAGAGTGGTATAGAAACTGCTGATTATATAGAGTCACATGACATGGATTATTTCCAAGGCAATGTGATTAAGTATGTTACTAGATTTAAGAAAAAGAATTTAGTGGAAGATTTAAAGAAAGCAGAGTGGTATCTGCAAAGGTTGATTAAACAGTATGAATAGATATGAAATAAAAGAACCTGTGTGGAAAGACAACAGTATAGGTGTAGCTGATTTTAGATTAAATTCTAGCTTACTTGTTGATATAACTTATAGAAATAAAAATAATGAAAGAGTATTTCCTGATACTTATATAATAAAAAATCCTAAGTTACAAGGTAGGGAATATCAGAGTATAAAAGGTAGAAGGATATATAAGTTTTTAATAGATGAATTAGAGGTGTACAATGAGAATAGTTAGAGACCCTTTTACAGGTAAGTTATTAGTTTCTCTTGATGCGTTTGAAATAAAACAAACAAAAGAGAAGAGTGTGTTTGAAACATCTTACGCAAACATAAAAGTATTCTTTGATGATATATATCAAATCGTCAATACACAAATTAGTAAGATAGAAAAAAAAGAAGAGAGGAAAAGAAATGAAGAACTTTTTGATAAGTGAAGAACAAAGACAAGAACTATTGAAGTATATGTGGACTAGACCTTATGGTGAAGTCTATCGATTAATGGAAGTATTATTAAAATTACAGGAGAGAAAGGATGAGCGAGTGGAAGAACCTAGTAAGAAGAAAGTTTGATTATAAGATTGATATTGGTACATACACCTTAGGTATCAATCGAGATTTTAATTTAGTGATTGACGAAGACACTGTCAATTACAAAGTCCTACAAGGCACTTTACAAAAAGTGTATCCTGATTTTAAACAATCCAATATAATTGTATCTGTAGCTAGAGAAACAAAATATCAGTTTGAAGAATTATCCGATAGGATGACTCACTTTATAAACAGAATAGTTTAATCATACAAAGAAAGTATCTCTTTCATTACTTCTTCTGTTCTTTTTTTTAGACCTGACATATCTTTTTCAGGTTTAAATATTTTAGTGTAGCCACCTTGTTCCCCTTTTGCAGGTTCTGTAAATTTTAAATTATCAGCAGCATCTTTATATAAACCATTTATCATACTATCAAAATACTTAGGAAATGAACTTTTAGATACTCCCCAAAAAGAATTTCTAACTAGTATAGATTTTACTTTCTCAGGTATATCATCAGGATTTTTTCCACTATTTTTTATTTGATTATTTACTTCTTGTTTTTTTGTAAAGTAATCACGTATTAATTCATCTTCTAAATCTGACTTAGTATAAGTTTTACCTGTTTTATATATAGTATCATATTCTTCAGGAGTTACTAAATGTCCTATTCCTATAGTAGGATTTCCTCCTGATGGAAGTTTTCCGTTTTCATCTATAGGAGTTCCTTTCGTTACTATTTTTTTAGTACTATCATCATATATAGAAGTACGAAAACCCTCTAGTTTTCTTAAATAGTTTAAGTCCTTTTTTAATTGAGGTAGTTCTTTTATCTTGATATCAGGACCTTCCTGCTCTTGTCTTCTTCTTACAGGTATAGTAATATCTAAAGCCATTACTTCTTCACCAAACTTCCACCGAAGTATAATCCCACTATTGATGACATAAGGTGAGTATCGAGAGGCGTAATTACTACACCTGCAAATGCTCTGTCCATTAGTATTTCTTTCTTCTCTATCAAAAACAAAAAACCAGGTTTAAATTCTGTCCATGTTAAGATGACAGGAATATCTAATAATACAGGAACTATCTTAGGCCATGCAATAACAAAGAACACAGCCGTTAAAGCTATGATTCTTCTTGTCCATTGGAATCCTTTGTTCTCATAAGTTCTTGCACTCTCAATAGATTTCATTTGGAAGTTTGCACGTTCCATTAACATCTTTTGTTCTTCTTGTTTTGCTTTAATACTTTGGCCCCAAATGGACATTACTCCACCAAGTAAGCTAGAGCCTAGCATTGTAATCATTTCTACTGGTAATCCTCCTAACATTTTATTCATCCTCCTTGCTAAATGTATCAAACCACCTAAATGCATAGGGGTCTTCACCCTGTAGTCTTTTAAAATAGGTTAGTTGTAATCTTTTAATATCTGTCATTAACTTTCCTACTTCTTTAATATATTCATCTTTATCAATAGCACCGCTACCGTATTGATTTTTTAATCGTGTAATTAACACTTTCTTTTTTCTTACATCTTTTTCTAATTCAATTCTCTTTGACCTAGCTAAAGTTTCTATACTTTTGTTACTTAACTTAATACCAAAAGAATTAAATAAAGCCTGTAATTCTGTTTCAGGAACACGATAAGGTGACTTCACATCTTTCATTGCTCTTTCTAATTTAGCTGTAGAATATGCTCCTGGAATATATGGAAAGTTAGGTATTAACTTTCTACCAAACATATCTAATGCTTCCATTGTTTCTTCCAATGGTCCACCATCGCCTCTTCTAATATCGGGTTCACCTCTAAAGATATCATATCCAAACATAGATTGAACAGCATCTCCAACAATACCAAAAGATGGTTGTAAAGGTTCAGGTAAGAAGGGTACACCTCTCTTTCCTTCAAAACTTAATACATCACCACCGGGGAATAATCTACTAATATTTAAAAACTTTGGTCTACCGTTTTCATCTTTCAATGGAATACGAATTGTTTTCTTAGGCATGAAAGGTAAGTCCATAATGTTACCTGCTTCATAATCTGCAAGTAATGCTCTCTCTACTTTAGCTTCTTCACCACCAATCATACCTTCTAGGCTAGTTAAACCATAACCTAGTGCTGCATACTTTGCATATTTAGTAGGTCTCATAATAGCGGCCTCTGCTAAGATTGGAACCATTCGATAAGTAAATGCAATAAAAGGTGTTACACTATTTCTTAACATATCAATCGCAGGTGCTTTGATATCATAATCAATAAATTGTTTTCTTGCAAATAGAGCGGCATCTTCATAGCTGTCACCTATTTTAATACGATGCATAAAGGCATTTAATCGGAAGACTTGGTCCTCTAATCGATACCAATCTTCTAGTGTTCCTGTTATTTCATTATTCTTAATAGCCTTTTTTACTTTTCGATAAATGTTTGTAGCTATACTTACAGAATTACTCCACTCACTTTCATTTACTTTTGTTTGATAAATATCTTTTAACTTATCAAATTTAAAATTTCTAATTTCTTGTTGTACAAAATCTGCATCTAAAACACCCATTCGTTTAGCTAGTTCAACGACATCTGATTCACTGCCGACTCCACCTGCATTACTTCTTAATGCTTTCCATGCATCTTTTAATCCTGTTAAAGGAACATCAGCTAAATCACTTAACACTACATTACCAAATATATTGTTAACATGCACTGTTGGATTCCATGCAGTCTTAGAAACTTTCCATAAGCTATTTAATTTTTTATACCCTTCCCATAAACCATTAGAAGATTTGTCCTGATATTTTTTCATTGCTACAATATCTTTCCATATCTCTTCAGGAACATATTTACCTGATAATTTACCATACTTGTAGTGAGGAGTTCCCTCAATCTTTGATTCAGGTATTTTTAAATACTTACCACTAAGTTCATACATTTCTTTAGCAGTTCTACCTTCTGATTTTACAGAATATTTACTTGCTATATCGCTAAAGAATTGATATTTAGCAATAGTTCTAGACATTACTAGTCCTGTATACTCCATAGTGATGGCCGCATTTTCTACTTCACCCATCCATAATCTTTCAGGCTTAGTGTATTCCCAACGTAAAGATATTTTTGCATCATCTCTAATAACCTTTTCTGTACCGTCAGGTTGTATTCTGTACAATCTATTATTTTTAAACACAACATCAGGCGGTAGTTCCCATCCACGATGTGTCTCATCAACAACATCATCTACTGTATTTTTTACAAATCTTAAATCATCAATATATTGTTTAGCAGTAGACTCTTGAAAGAAACCTCTTCCTCTTAACTCATCACCTATCTTTTTAAATTCAAAGTTAATAGGACCTTTTACTTTTGATAAGTCTTTATCTGTTGCTTCTTTATATATTCTCATGATGTAACTGTTAATATTTTTTTTAGCAGTTTGCTCATCTAGTAACCCTAAGTCAATATATCTTTGAGTCATACTAGTAATTTTACCTCTAGCTTTTCTTGCTAATCTTTGTATTTTTTGAGGTGCAATATCTATAGAAGCATCACCTGATAATATATTATAGAGTAATTTATTTTCATCCTCAGTTAATTGTTGAGCCTTTTTAGCTAATGATATCATCGAAGAAGCTAAACTATTTTCTAATCCTTGTGCTTGTATTTCAGCTAATCTATAATCTTTAGGTAGTCCTGCTCTATCAATAAACCATCTAGCAAATAATTCAGGATAAGTTTCAACAAATTCTACTTGGTCTTTGCCTTCCCCTACCTTTGTTCTTTTTACAAGATTTAATTTTTTTGCCTTTTCACTTTTTAAAAACTTTACACCACCATATCCTAGCATTGCACCTACAGTGGCTTGCATGAATCGTGTGCTTAGTGCAGGTTTTTCATCATTATCGGTATAGTCACCTACAAAACCCATAACACCACCTGCAAAAGCTGTACCACCTTCACCTGTCTTTACTGTTTCTAGTAATCTTTTACCAATATGCTTTTCATAATTCTTTTGATAACCTTGAAGTAATCTACTTAAAAACCATTTAGTAGGTCTTGATGTAGGTTTAGGAATATCGTGTACCTTTTTTACGTAAGGAAAAGGAATTTCTTTTGTTTCTTTTTTAAATATATCTTTGACTGCATCAAAAATACTTTTACCTTCTTTGGCTATTTCTTCATCTTTTTGTATTAATAATTCTCTAGGTCCACCTGTTTTAATTCTACCGTCTACAGCTTTACCTGTAACAGATGCTCCTTGAACTTGTACTGTGGATGCACCTCTTGCAATCATTTCTTCTTTGGTAAGTTTCTTTCCTAAAGGTATCATTGTACCTTTTCCTGTAACTTTAACTCCAAGATTTTTTAAACCACCCATTGCAGGTGATACGATACCGCCACCAACAGCACCTAATAAGGCCTGCTTACCTCTAGAATCAATAACAGACTCTTCATCTACATAACCTGTAGCTCCCGCTATTGCACCTGATACCATACCTGTTCTAGCCATAGAATATAAAGTCTTTGCTTTACCGAAAGGTATTAACCATCCTGCAGGGTCTAGTAATGCACCTGCAAAATAAGCCGCAGTTACCCAACCACCATTTTCTCCTTGCATTAACTCGTTCAGTTTTTGTTGATTAACTTTCATCTGTTCTTCACCAATACCTGCAATTTGTTTTGCACCTCTGTATGTATCGAGTAATCCTAGTTTAAATGCATAGGAATACGCATTGTCCACCTCAGGTGGGTCAATGGATTCTGCATCATTAGTTAAATCCGTAGATTGGAATA